CATAAGTATACCTTGTGTATACTTATGTACCCTTTGGGGATATAACGGAAGCCATGAGATGTCTTCGAAGCACCGAAGACAGCGAAACTTCCGTGAAGTTACCCGATGTATTTTCGGGGGGGTATCGAAAATACATCGGGTAGATGTATATAATAATAACTCATATGCGGTGGAGTTAATCCGCTTTTCAAAGGGTAAATTCTCGGGTAGCCCCTTATAGGGGAAAGTAAAAAACTTTTTTCTATTCCTGACTTAGCAATAGTAATCACCAATAGCTGCTAAGTTGGTTGCAGGGCATTACCCGTGATGACAAGCACGGTTGGTTGACGGATACTATAGATGTCCCTGCTAAAGTAAAGTCAAGTTTTGCATCACTCGATTGATACATCTTGGCTGAGAGGCTTGCTACCTCATGGACACATCATAGACACATCATAGTATCTTTAAGTAATCATATAAACACATACAGATTTTTGTGAATCTAAATGCCCACTAGCGTATTCCGTTGAATGCCCTAGATACATAAAGGGAAAGCAACGGAATCGAAAGATTCGTTACTGTTTATATGATTACTTAAAGATGCTTTTTTGTTTTATTTAAAATACTTTAAGTTGTACTTAAAGATAGGAGGGCGCATGCCAAAGAAAGACGATCCGGCTGGACATCTGAAAAAATTTGCTTGGAAACCGGGGGAGTCTGGAAATCCGAACGGAAGACCGCTAGGCTCTAAAAATAAATTAAAGTTAACCAAAGAGGCATTTGAAGAAGTTGCTGGTATATCTCCGGGTGAGATGTTAGCAATGATAGCTCAACGACAGTTTGCACAGTCAACTGCTGCAGGTGACGCTATGGCTATTAAAGCTATTACTGAAGCTAACAAATATATTGAACCAACACAAGACGCTAAGACTGCTGCTGAAGAAAAAGTTGAAGAACTTTCTGAAGACGAATTGTTAGCACGTATACTTGAGCTAACTGACGAAGCGTTAGACGAGTCAAAACATTAGGAGATATTATGAATTATATGGGAAATAGTCCATTTAGACATGGACCAATGGGCATGCGTAATCGTAGACCTGCAGAGCGACCAACATTTAGAGGAGGACCTTATCCAAAAGATAGTCCGCCACCAGCATTTGGTCCTGGCAAACCTTTTCCAAAAGGGCAAGATATCACATATACTCCTATGACAGCTGGAGTTGATTTTGGAAACAGACGACCAATAAGGGATGCAAATGGAAAGCTTATACAGCAGCGACCTGTTCTAAAAGATACAAGAACTGTTCCAGTACCTATTATGGATTATGTTGGCAGCAGAACTGCCCAAGCATATAAGCCGGGATATCCAACAGAAATGGATTATTTAAGCGACCCATACCGTGAAATTGATCCCGGTAGTTTATTATTTCCTGACAGTCCATACGACAATGTAGATGAACATGAGTACATGCATGATATGGATTATGGGCGTGGTCCTTTATACTTTGGATAAATTATGTCAAAAACTAAAGAAGCCTCTAAGCTGTTAGCTGAACTTGAAAAGAGGAAGAGGTGGGAGCATTGGAAAAATAATCCCGAAGCATTCTTTGAAGATTGCTTGCAAATATATCCGAAAGATGCCTCGCTAGGATTAATACCGCTAAAGATCAATAGTGCTCAAAAGTTAGTTGTTGAGGCTCTTGACCAGCAAATGAAAGATACTGGGTATGTTAGATTAATTATATCTAAGTATCGTCAAGCAGGATTTTCTACAATAAGCTCTGCGTATATATTTCACAGAGCGTTGTTCTATGGGAATACCAAAGCTGTAATCATATCGTTAGACAAGCCGACAACTGAAAGTATTTTTAGTATGTCGCAAACATTTTGGGCTGAGCTGCCAAAAGATATACAACCAGCGTTAGACAAATCGAACGTTCGTGAAATGAGCTTCCAAGAAAATGGAAGTAAGTACAGGGTGTGGACTGCGGGTGCAGACAACCCGGGACGTGGAACAACAAACACTTGTTTGCTGGCTGATGAGGCTGCGTTTTGGTTAAACGGTGAGAGAATACTTGCCGGTATGTTTCAGTCTATCGCACTGCTACCGGGAAGTATTATTATTATCAATAGCACATCACACGGTGCGCAGGGTATTTACTATGAGTTATGGAACAAAGCAGAAAAAGGCGAAGGTATATTTAAGCCTTTATTTGTTCCATGGTATTTACAAGACGAATATACATTAGACGCACCTGATGGCTTAGAGTTTACATTAGAAGAGAAGAAACTAAAAGAACAGTACAATCTGACCGATGGTCAAGTGTATTGGAGGCGTATTAAAATATCTGAAACGTCTACTTCAACATTTAAACAAGAATATCCGTTCACTGCTGAAGAATCTTTTATACAATCTGGCTCTAGTGTGTTTAGCAAAGAAACGCTAGACAAATATTTACCTATGTCACCAGAATCTATTAGAGAATACAATGAGCCTTTTAGTTCGTTTGATGAGTCACAAGAAGGTTCTCTACAAGTTTGGAACGCACCTAAAAAAGATGATAAGTATATTATCGGTGCTGACGTAGCTCTTGGTGTTAAGGGTGACTACTCAGTAGCTACTGTTTTAAATCAAGACAGAGAAGTATGTGCAATTTATAGAAGCAATAGAATTGATCCAGTAAGCTACGGCAAAATGATATTCTATCTTGGCAGATGGTATAACAATGCTTTAGTATGTCCTGAGAGCAACTCTATTGGTTTAGCTACAGTACAACAATTGTTTGGCATGAACTATCCAAACATATATCAACAAAAGAAAACAGCTAACACAGCTGGTGATAATGTAAATCATTTAGGTTTTAAGACTACTATGTCTACAAGACCACCAATCATATCTAATCTAAGACGAATGATTGAAGATGAAGACATTACAATTCCTTCTAGTATTTTGCTAGAAGAATTAAGAAACTTTATTATTACAGAGTCTGGCAAAGCAGAAGCTTCTACTGGGCATTACGATGATATGGTTATGTCACTTGCTATTGCTTGTGAAGCTTACAGAACACATGGTCACGCTTTAACTAACAAATCGTTTAGTTGGGGTGAGATGAATACATTATATAAGCAGCCAGATACTAAGTGGCTGTAAGGAGAACTTATGGCATACGAACCTATTTTAGGACAAAATGTAAAACGTTTTGATCAACAAAAGCCTGAAACATGGAACGAGTTTTTTAGAAACGCTTCTAAAATATTTGATGTTCCTGCTGACAAAGTTATGCCTTTTGATGCTTCTATTAGTTTTGGTGATTTACCTAATTGGCGTGATCTTCGTATTGATACATGGGAACCACAACATCAAGGCGCAACTATTCCTGCAGGAGACTTTGAGCAAGAAGGAAAAATAGCTATATCAGATTCTACTAAGTTTCCATTTTTTAAAGGTGGAAACACAGCAGAACATGAATATATGCATAATATTGATACACATTTTGCTGACCACAAAAAAGGGATGTATGGAAAAAGCCCAAGCCGTGAATATCAACGAGGTATATTAACCGGTACGCTGCCAAAAAATTCTAACAAGTCAAGAAGTGAAATGTATGAAGATTATAATTGGCAAACAAATTCATCTGGATACAGAATACCAGCAACACCACTTTCTAGATATTTAGCTGCACCAGAAGTTTATGAAGATGAGCTCGCAAAAAGCATTACTGGCTATGGTGGTAGAGATGGAGATTATGAGTTTCAAATGATGAAAGATTCTTGGGAAAAACGAGGACCTAGAAATCAATACTATACTACTTTGTCCGAAACTGACAGAAGTGCTTTAATGGAAGACCTTGAAAAACAAACTATAGGAATGACGCCAGCTAGTAGAGATCATTTTATTAATACAGAAATGTCACGACATTATTTTTTAGACCCTAGAAACATACAACAAAAAGCTTTAGAAGATGCTTTTATAAACAATCCTAGAAACGATAGACTTGGTGAAGCAAAAGAGTTAATTGCACCAATGGTTGCACAAGCACTTTCAGATGATGTTTACGATAATAAAGTCTCATCTCAATATACAACTCCTCGTGGTGCACAAGTTTATGCAACAGATGAAGATGGGAATGTATATGAAACTGCAATGATACCATCTTACACTACACATTATGTTGGCGGTCCATTAGACCAACGTAGAGCTGATCCAAACTTTGCATACGAAACTAGAAACGAACCAGCAGCATATTTAAATAGTGTGGCTGAAAGATTTGCTAGGTTAGGCGGTCAATATATGAAAGAAGATAGAAGTTTTGCAACGGGTGGTTATGAATTTAACCCTGTTGAATTTTCAACAAAAAGACCAAACAAAGAACTAAGTCTTGTAGAAGACGATTTTAGAAAGGCGATGAATATTTTATTAAACAGATAGAGAGCGAGAATGAAAACAGAAATCGAAAAGATTGATGACGATGCGTTGATAGAGTCAATTGATCGTCACATGCGGAATGCTACTGGTGGCAATACCAATTCATCAGATGTAAGCAAACGTAGAGAAAATGCAGTATACGAAATGAGCTTAGAGGCACAAGGCGATTTAAAACCGCAAGGTGTTTCTAAAATTGTATCCTCCGACTCAGCAGAGATTGCCGAGGGATATACCGCACTATTAACAAAATTATTATTAGACAACAATAAGTTGGCTTTGTTTACACCGTACAGCAATGACATGGCTGCAGTTAAGGCGTCTCAGATTGCATCGGATGTTGTCAACTATTGTCTATTCAACTCAAATCCTGATGGATGGTCGAAACTTTCCACGTGGATAAAGTCAGCAGTTGTATTTGGTAATAGTGCCCTTACATGGGGATGGGAAGAACATTACGATTATGTTGTTGAAGAATACGAAACAATTGAAGAAGGTGTATTAGACCAAATTCTTTCTGACCCAAATGTTGAAGTAATAGGTGATTTATTAGTTAATGATGAGCCAACTATTAATCCAGATGGAACTAGTTATTATTCTTTTGTAGATGTCAGGCTTCGTAGAAAAATTGATAAGTCTGGAGTTAAATTGCGTACTATACCGCCCGAGTCTTTTTTAATTGACCGTGCTGCTTCTTCTGTTATTGATGCAACCTTTGTTGGCATTGTTACAGAAATGACACGCTCTGATATTAGACGAACATGGTCAGATCAAGACATCGATTTTGATGAGATTGGAGAAGAGTCTACTGTTAGGTCTTCTGGTTTTTCGTATGAAGCATTTGCAAGAAAAGATGCAGGTGGAATACAAAACTGGGTAACTAACAATGATGATGATGAAGATGAGGCAAATATAAGTATTACTGTTGTTGAATGTTGGATTCGCTCTGACAGAGACGGTGATGGTATAGCTGAACTTAAACATGTTATTAAAGCAGGCAACACAATCTTAGAAGAAGATGATGTCGCATATGTTCCAGTTGCAGTTTTAAATCCTATTGAGATACCTCATGAGTTTTATGGGCTGTCACTTCTTGATATGGCTCGCCCACAAACACAAGCAACTACAGCTATTCTTAGAGGATTTGTAGAAAATGTGTATTTTGGTAACTACGGCAGAACACTAGCTGACCCTAATGTTGTTGATTTCTCAGCATTACAAAACCCTGTACCAAAGCAGATTATTCCTACAAACGGAAATCCAGCTGCAGCAGTACAACAACTCCAACCAGAGCCAATGAGTGCTGGTACAACTGGTATGTTAGAATTCCTGGGGCTACAGAAAGAACAGTCTACAGGTTTAAGTAAAACCGCTATGGGTTTAAACGATACGTTATATGTATCTGGTAACTCTGAGCAAAAAATGGCAGGTGCGCAAAACGCTGCACAAATAAGAGTTGAGCATATTGCACGTAGATTTGTCGAGACAGGTATTAAAGATTTATGTCGTGGCGTATTGAGAGAAATGAAAAGCAATCTTAAGAATCCTACAATGTACAAAACAGATAAAGGGTACGCTTCACTTACTCCACAAGAGTTACAAATGATGCCCGGCAACATGGACTTAGATATACAGGCAAACATTGGAGAAAATTCAAACTCTTCTTTGGCTGAGAAGTTAATACAACTTACACAACTTTTGCCACAAATGGCACAGAGTGAAACTTCCGAAGCGTTTATAAATCCTATGTCATCGTACAACTTAGCGTTAGATATTTTAAAAAACATGGGCATGGACCCAACAAGATTTTTAAATGATCCGACTACACAAGAGTTTCAACAAGCACAACAAGAAGCACAACAAAGAAAAAAACAAAAACAAAACTTAAAAGAACAAGCAGAGCAAGCAGCTATTCAATTAGAGTTAGCTTCACAAGAGGCTAATATTAGTTTAATAAAAGCTGAAGCTGACAATAAAAAGATTGATAACAAACGTCAATTGTTGCAAGCAGCTGATAATTCTAATAGAGAATGGGCAGAGCTTGCTGTCAAAGCGCAAAAAGATGGTGCACAGGTTCCTGCGCAACCTCCAACTGATTTCTTGTCTTTATATCAAGACACTGAAGAAACAGAGCAGATAGAAGCTGAACAAGAAAAAATGATGCAAGAACAACAAATGATGCAGGAGCAACAATATGCCCAACAGAACAATGTTAATAGCGGAGGCTATTGATAGAATAAAAGAGTTAGCATCAGAAAGTGAAGACATGGAAATTCTTGTAAGTTCTGAAGCTGCTTTAAAAACTTTAGGTATACTCCAAATACTTGGATTCAAAAGTATATCTATAGATCAATACTTAAACATGTGAGATGACAGATGAGTAATTATAAAAGACAACCAGCTTATAAAGCTGGAGACAATGGCAAACCTAAAAAAGTATCGCCATATGATGATGCGCAACGAGTTCTTAACAAGGGCTATCAGTGTACTGAAATTAAAGATACTATGACTATGGTAACTGAAGATATACTTAACGCACTGTTTCGTGAATGGTTAGAAACAAAACATTTCGAAACAGAACGCAGAGAGTTTATTTATAAGTTAGCAATAAGTCAAGGTGCTGTAATGAGCAATATAGAAAACTCTATTATGGCAAAAGACAATAAAGTTCAACAAACTAAAGGTGATGAATGATGAATGAAGATAACCTAAAAAGAGCATTAGATAAAATTGATATTCAAATAGAAGCAACAATTGCTGTACTCTCTGGAGGGCGCAGCATGAACGGCAACTCATTTGATTTTAATAATTTAATGGAAACTAAAAAGCATATAGAAAGCTTACTTGCAGCTAAAGCAACAAAGACAAGCAAGAAATGATAAGAGGTTTTATTACAAACCTTTGATGAATGTTTGATGACAGAGAGTTGTAATAAACTCTCTTATTTATAGGAGACAATATGTCAGAAACAAATAACGAAGCTACCCAATCGGATGAGTCGAACGTTACTGATTTCGATTTCGATGCATTGGCGGATGAAGTTTTAGGTATAGAGCCTGAAACGGCTACCCAAGAAAGCAACGAAACGACAGAAGAACTCGAAAGTGATGATCCACACACGGACGAGGACGCTGATGAAGTTGATGAAGCAGAGAATGATAACATAGAGGATGAAGAAGAGGAGGAGGATGAGTCTACAGAAGACGCTACCCAACAATCTGAATCGGATGACTTAGGTGAGATTGATATGGACTTTAATGTTCCCGTGAAAGTTGACGGAGAAGAATTTGAAGTTACCATGGAAGAGCTTGTCGCAAACTATCAAACAAAGCAGAGCCAGTCAAAAAAAGGGGATGAACTAGCAGAGCAGGCAAAGGTTCTTGATGAAACTAGAGAACAGGCTGAAATTTATGCAAGAGTAAATGCAGAGTTACTACAACGAGAAGATGCTAAAGACCAAAGCGTTTTAAAACATCTTCAAGATCAAGTTGACAAAGCATTTGAGGAAGACGACTTTCAAGCGAGTAAGTTAAATAATAAACTTACAAAAGCGAAGGAAGAGTATGCCTCGAGGAGACAAAGCAGAGATAATCTTATGAATGGCATGGTTGAGCAAATGAATCAACAACAAATGGAACAATTTGAAAAAGAAGTGAATCATTTTAATGAAGTGGTTCCTGATTTAATACCAGATTGGTCTGAAGATGTTGCTATGGCAAACAGAAAGTTTGCTTTAGACATTGGTTTAGATGAACAAATGGTTGATACAATGACTGACCCAATGATGGTAAAAGCAATTGATAATTTTAGAAGGCTTTCTGAAAACTCTGATAAAGGTACAGCTAAACGTAAAAAGACTCCAGTTAAAAGAGTGCCTACTAAAAAACCTGTGGCTGCTAAAAATAAAAAATCCAATAAGGTGGACGCTGCCAGAAAGAATGCTAGCAAAGGAAGGGCTTCTGAGAAAGACCAGTCAATCCTTTTCAATAATGTAATTGATAGCATTTTTGATGAAAGTTAGACCTTACTAACCATAGGAAATATAATGGCTACAAACTTTACAACTAGTACGCAGGGCGGTCAACGAGAAGACCTAGCGAACTGGATATCAACAATTTCTCGTGATATGACACCTTTTGTGTCATCAATCGGCAAGGGTAAAGCATCAGCTACTCTACACGAGTGGTCAACTGATACTCTTGAGGCTGCAGGTTTACAAGCAGCAGCTGAAGGATCGTCTTTTGCAGAAAGCGCTTCTCCTGTCGTACAACGTTTAACCAACCGCACGCAAATCTTTACTAAAGGTATTCGTGTATCAGGTACGTTGGAATCAGTAGATAAGGTCGGACGCAAGTCAGAATTCAAATACCAAACTGAAAAGCGTGGTAAGGAAATGGCTCGTGACGTAGAAGCATGGATGCTTTCGACTAACATTTCTGCTGTACAAGGCGGTTCAGCTGCAGGTAACATTCAAGCTGCTGCTCGTAAAATGGGTGCTTATCAAGCATACAGTACTGTCAACATCGTTGCTGGTACGGCTGCTGCAGCCACTGGTTCTGGTTCTGTAACAGGTGCTGGAGACGGTTCAAACGTTGCAGTTGCACAATCAGGTCATTCTAACGCTAATGTTACGCTAGCTGATATCAATGAAATCTTACGTCAAATTAATGGCGTAACTTCAGTAGCTCCAAACAAGCTAATGATGTCAACTACTAACAAAGTTAGGTTCTCTGACTTGATGACAGGTACTACTAATGTACGTAGAAACATTGATGAAAGAGGCAAGCTTCGCCAATCAGTTGACTTATATGAGTCTGACTTTGGTGATGTTGAGCTTGTACACAACTATCTAATGGGTAACACTGAGATATTTGTATACGATCCTTCTACAATGTCAATGGACACACTTCGCCCAATGCACTTCCGTGATATTAGTGAAGACGGTGACTCAATGCGTTCTTACATGGTACAAGAAATTACTTTCTGTGCGAAAGCACCGACAGGTAATGGTGTCATTTTAGACGTTACTGCGTAACACTTTTAACCCCCTGCTGACATAGAGGGGGTTATATTTTATAAGGAGATTAATATGCCATACGGACCGGGAACATACGGAAACAAACGAGGAAGACCACCAGCTAAAAAGAAAAAGGGGAAAAAGAAATAATGAAATCACCAGCATGGACAAGAAAAGAAGGTCAAAGTCCTTCAGGTGGTTTAAATGCTAAAGGCAGAGCCAGTGCAAAAAGGCAGGGCTCTAACCTGAAAGCACCTTTAGGAAAAGGTACAAATCCTAGGCGTGTTTCTTTTGCTGCAAGATTTGCAGGAATGAAAGGACCTATGAAAGATTCTAAAGGCAGACCAACAAGAAAAGCATTAGCCCTTAAGAAGTGGGGCTTTGGCAGCGTAGAGGCTGCTCGTAATTTTGCTAACAGAAACAAAAAGAAAAAATAGGAGTACACAATGGCTAAAGGTTTATATGCAAATATTCATGCAAAAAGAAAAAGAATAGCAGCTGGTTCTGGAGAGACTATGAGAAAGAAAGGAGCCAAAGGAGCGCCAACAGCTAAGCAATTTAAACGTGCAGCTAAGACTGCAAAGAAAAGGAAATAAAATGGATAACGACTACAGTTTTGATTTAAGGTCTCAAATTAGTAAAGACGGTGCTGGCGTTACTCAAGATGTAAGTGAACATCTTGAGTGGGCTAAGCATATGAGAGAGTTAACTAAGAGTTCATATAGACAAAAAGTAGATACCGGATTCAAACCTTTTTGCAATATTCCAGATTCAGTTGCATTAGATATTATGAGTAAATATCACATTAATATTCATAGTGGCAATTGTACAAAAGACGACTGGAAAGTTGTCAAATCAATTATTAAAAGGGATTACCCTCAGTTAATGTATTTTCATTAGGAGATTAAATGGCTACTATTATAGACCAAGTTACTTTAAGAACGGGAGTAGCTGACTGGCTTAACAGGTCAGATTTAACTGACGCACAAATAGACGACTTCGTTGCTATAGGCGAAGCAAGAATTTACGAAGATTTAAGAGTTCCCACTCTAGAAATATCACAAGGATTTTCAGTAACAGCTACAAACTCTAGCATAATTGTTCCGGAAGGATTTCTGGAAATGATAGAGTTAAAAAAAGATGATGCGACTGATAAAGACAAAGATGTGGTTTTAAGCAGAGTCGACTCTAAAGTTTTTAACAACAATAAAATTAGCCACGCTTACACAAGGCACATTGGTAATTTTTTATTAACAGACGAGAATGGTGAACAAAAAGCAAGCGGTAATTATGGAATGTATTACTATAAAGCTGAAGATCCAATCGGTACTTATTCAACAACAACAACTGCAGCAGGTTCTTTTATTGTAGGAAAATATTACAAAATTGCAAGCGCAGGAAATACTACTTTTACAGGCATTGGTGCAGCAAACAATAATGTCGGCACTATATTTAAAGCTACAGGAGTTGGTTCAGGCACAGGGACAGCATATGTAGAAGTTATTCCTTACATTTTATCTGATGTCTTTGAGGTTATACTTTATGCTGCTTGTACAGCAGCAGCTGTTTATTTAGGCGATATAGAAATGGAACAAAAATTTGACGCATTAACTGAAGGAAAGATTACTGCATTAAATCAAAAAGAAATTAAAGCGAGTATGAAAGGTGCAGCATTTTCCTCTAGATTTAGCACGCCTTTATTATAGGAGATATTATGGCAAGAAATTCATTTTATTCAGGCAGTGTAGCTAATGCAATTGCTATTGATACATCAGCTGACGAAGCAGCAGCATCAGCAACAGCTGCAGCAGCCAGTGCTAGTACAGCAACAACTCAAGCTTCTAATGCAGCAACAAGTGCTACTAGTTCAGCAGCTTCTTACGATTCGTTTGACGATAGATATTTAGGAGCTAAGTCATCTGCACCGTCTGTAGATAATGACGGAGATGCTTTAATAGCTGGAGCATTATATTGGAATACTGCTTCCGATCAAATGTTTGTTAGAGAAGGTTCTGCTTGGGTTGCAATTAAACCTACAACAGCAGAGCAAGCAGATATTGCTGCAGTAGAAAATATTAAAGCTAATGTAACTACAGTAGCAGGTATATCAAGTGACGTTACAACTGTTGCTGGTATATCAAGCGATGTTGCAGCAGTAGAAAACATTGCAGCTAATGTAACAAGCGTTGCAGGTATTGCAAGTAATGTAACAAGCGTAGCAGGTAATGCTACTAACATTAATGCAGTTGCAGCAAACGCTACAAATATTAATGCAGCAACTACTAAAGCAGCAGAAGCAGCAGCAAGCGCTACAGCTTCTGCAAATAGCGCAACAGCATCAGCTAGTTCAGCTAGTACTGCATCAACACAAGCCGGTATAGCGACTGCAAAAGCAGTTCTTACTGCAGCCGATGCCGTATCAACAGCAGCTGACGTAGTATCTTCAGCAGCTAATGCAGCAAGTGCAGCAGCAACATACGATAATTTTGACGACAGATATTTAGGATCGAAATCAAGCGCCCCTACTGTAGACAATGATGGAAACTCATTAGTTGTAGGTGCTTTGTATTATGATTCAACTGGTTCAGTGATGAAAGTATATACAGCTTCAGGCTGGATTGCTACTTCAAGCGCAAAGTTAGCTACAATGGAAAGATTTGTATTTACTGCTACAGCTAATCAAACAGTATTTACTGGAAATGATGCTGGTGGTGATACGTTAGCAATTGTTGTTGGCGCAGAGATGGTTACGCTTAACGGTGTAGTATTAGAAATTACAGCAGACTATACAGTTACTACTTCTACAGTAACATTAACTAGTGGGGCTGCAGCAAATGACGAACTTAACGTATATGCTTTTGGTAACTTTGAAGTAGCAAATCATTATACTAAAACTGCAGCAGATACATTGTATAACGCTAAAGCTAGTTTAACTGGCGCAGCATTTACTGGAGCTATTACAACTAACAGTACTTTTGATGGCAGAGACGTAGCAACAGACGGAGCTAAGTTAGATGGCATAGAAGCTAACGCAACAGCTGATCAAACAGCTGCACAAATTAAAACAGCATACGAATCTAATTCTGATACAAATGAATTTAGTGATGCAGAAAAAACTAAATTATCTAATATAGGTAATAACTCTAATAACTACACGCACCCTAATCATAGTGGTGAAGTTACATCTACAGGAGATGGAGCAACAGTTATTGCAGACAACGTAGTAGATGAAGCTAATCTTAAAGTTAGCAACACGCCAACTAATGGTTATTTCTTGTCAGCACAATCAGGTAATACAGGTGGTATGACATGGGCAGAAGTAGATGCTCTGCCAAGTCAATCAGGTAACTCTGGAAAGTATTTAACTACAAATGGTAGTGCAGCTTCATGGGCAGTATTAGACACAGATGCTAACACAACAACAAAAGGTTTATACGAGCATGCTCACACAATAGCTGCGAACTACTCGATCACGTCAGGCAATAACGCCTTGACAGCTGGACCAATAACAATCAACTCAGGGATTTCAGTAACGATTCCAACGGGTTCAACTTGGATAGTAGCATAGGAGAATTATGAGTAAAGTAAAAATACAAGGTCACGCATCGGGAACAGGGGTATTAACTGTAACTGCTCCTAATACGAGTACAGACAGAACGATAACATTACCTGATGCTACAGGTACACTAGCAACGACTGCTGATTCAGTAGGTGGGGCAAATGGTGTTGACTTTAATGATAATGTTAAAGCTAGATTTGGTACTGGTAACGACTTAGAGATATATCACGATGGTTCTAATAGTTATATTGATGATACAGGAACTGGCGATTTAAGAATTAAAGGTGCTAATGATTTATTAATACAATCGTCAACAGGCGAAAATATGATTAAGTGTGTTAAAGATGCACAAGTAAATCTTTACTACGATAATGTAAAAAAATTCAATACAACTGCTACTGGAATTGATGTTGCTGGAACTATTACAGACGATTCTCCCTTCTTTTTTATTAGGTCGACTGCTGGTCAAACTGGGGTTGCTGATAATGTTTGGACAAAAGTTACTTTAGGAACTGAAGATATAGATACGGCTGGTGCGTGTTCAAATAGTAGATTTACTGTTCCGTCAGGTGGTGCTGGTATTTATTATATTTCAGCAAATATTTATTGCAATGGAAATGGCAATGGTAATTTATATACTGGTCAAGCAAACATTCGTAAAAACGGGTCAGAGACATATATCAAAGTAGAAAATAACAACAACAGTGGTTTTCCATACACTCAGGGTGTTTTTTTAGGTGGTCATCTAAATTTAGCCGAAGGTGATTATATAGAATTATATGGTGCTATGAATATTTTAAATAATAGTACTGGTACTTTTAACAATCACAGCTTTATGTCAGGAGGAAGAGTCGGATGATTTCAAACGGAGCTTTAAAACAACTAGGGTTTTCTGAAGAAGATTACCAATTACAAGATGATGGTGCTGGTGCTTATATAAAAGAATGGTATTCAAAGACAGCACAACCTTCTGACTCAGATATAAATGCTGCTCATAATGTTTTTCAAACAAACTGGAACGCAGAAGAATACGCAAGAAAACGCAAAGCTAAATACGATGCGTTAAATCAATTTGAATTAATCAGCGATGATGCTATTAATGGCACGACTACACACAAGGATGCCATAGTAGCTATTAAGTCTGAGTTTCCAAAACCATAGGAGTAACGAATGGCAATAACGATTAGTGGCGGTGGAATTACAACCAACGAAATACTAGACAACACAATTACTGCTA